AGTGCACCAGATTGACCCTGAGCTAATGGACTCATAGTTGCTCCTCTAGAAAATAATTGTGAAAATGTTGGAACTCCACCAGCAGCTCCAAAACCTGCTGCTTTGACCCCTGGAATCATTTGACCCCCGTAATATCCAAGTGTAGCCCCACCGACACCACCCAGAATTCTACCTATACCAGATGCTCCAGAATCCTTTGCAGCTCTATATCCTTTATATCCTCCGTATGCAGCTAATGCGTAGGGCAAAAATTGTAGCATTAATTCTTTACTCCTTTTAAGATCTTAAAAGGTAAATATTACCATTTTACTTCTCTAATATCAACTCATCGACAAATTTGCCTTTATATTGATGCTCACCAACGTGTATTATTTCATCTAATATATAAGCAAAACATTTACCACCGATGTCTTTCCAGAGCTTACAAAAAGCAAAATCCTCTCCAAGGTAAGTTTTATTTATAGGGTCATGTAAGGTATCAAAGAAATTCCACATGTGTTTCTTCAGCACTAATTTACTGTTAATAACGGTGTTTTGACGTATTTCTCGTTCAGGGTATTTTTCAATAAGTTTTTTAAAAACACCCCTTTCTATTAACATACATCCCGTAGGAGCGTGTGTAATTTCAATTATGCCATCTGTTAATTTGACATCGTTTTTATCTTCAACTTTCATAGGGTAACTATTAAATATCTGTTCAAGATCCTCTGGTTTTTTAATTTTGCCTTGTTGTATTTCATCTAATCCTTTATCCCATAAAAAAGCTTTTAATGGGTACGGAACTGATATTAGCTCTTTCTTTGCCTCTAGCATTTTTAGTATTGTTTTAGCTTGAACATGAATATCCGAATCAATAAATAACATGTGGGTGCAATCAGACTCTAAGAAACCAGACACACACAAATTTCTACCTTGTGTAACTAATGATGATTTTAAAATACAAAATTCTACATGTATTTTTTTCATGTGACATAGTCTAGAAATATCTAATAAAGATTGTACATAATGTAATGAAACCTCTGAGTGACATGGAGTTGCAACATACAATCGAAATGGTGAAATATTATTTGATTTTTTTTCAACCCATATAGGTTTAATTAATTCGTCTTCATCAAGATTTTGCACTTATAGCTCCTTCTAAAAAAATTTCCCACTCACCCCCCTTTTTTTTCCAATCATAAAATCTTTTAGCATGTAATTGTTGTGCATCTAAGTGCTCCTCTAAATAATCTTCACCTAGTTGCTTACTAGCCATATCTATAGCTTGTCCAAATGTTTGTGCTAATTTTACATAATCTTGTGTGTAGGTTACATACACTGGCCATTCAGAACAAGTTTCATATAACGCACCATAATTTGTACATATCATATAAATTCCAGCTGCCATGGCTTCTAAAGCTCCTATGCAAAATGTTTCCTCCCAACAACTAGGATGACACCATATATGATAATTACTAATATTTTCCATAATATATTCATGAGGCTTATATCCAATGTAATTTACATTTTTTAATTTTTTTGCTTGATCAAATAGAGGATCATATTTACCTTTATTTACTTTTTCGAAATAATCACCATAAATTTGTGTTGAAGAATAAACATCTAATTCAATATTTGGATTTGTAACAAACTGCATTGCACCTAACATAACGTTTAATCCTCTCCAAGGTGTTGAATTATATAATATTTTTATTTTTTCTCCCTTCTTGTAGGGCTTACGTTTAGGAAAATGTTCTACGCCATTTTTAATGACCATAGATTTATCTTGAGGTATTTTAAAAAAATATCTAAATTTTTCATAATTCCAATGTGAATTAAATATGTACCAGTCATATTCATCATGTCGATTCTGGTCACCAAAAAACTCTTGTAGGTTTGGTTGATCGTATGAATTTTTTTGCCAAAGTATATTTAATTTATTTTTTACCAATGGAACTTTACCTGGTATTGATGTGCAGATATTTACTTTATCTAATAATTCTTTTTTACAATATTTATGTAATAACTCTAGTTGTAATTCTGTACCGCCTCTTGGTTTCATTCGTCTTTGGTTTTACCAAAAAGCGTAAGTTTAGCAACTGTAATTTCTAAATCTTGTCTAAAATCATCTGCGGTTGTATCTGTGTTTGGATCTGCAACGTCTGCATCAAACTCTGCTTTATCGGCATAGACTTTACCTGTTCTTTTGTTTTTAACAATTTCAACAGCCTTCGCAGGTATTCTTTGTATCGCCATTATGTTCTCCCTTGTCTGTTATATTTCTTATAATCTCTTTTTTCACTTTTTGAAAGTTTTTTCTTATGCCTTCGTGGTCTTTTTCTTGCTTTAGGTCGTGGTGTAAAATTAACAAATTTTCGTTTAGCCATTCTCTTGTGATCTATCTAATAGTGCAAAAGAAACAATACCCTGAAGCTCATCTGCTGTTCCTGCTGTCATTTTTAAAATATCACCAGCCTCAAGCACTAATGTATTATTTATAATATCTTTAGTAGCACTTCCTGATAATGATTCGTTAAAAATTCTAAAAGTTGCACCTGCGGATGTATCAGTAACTTGTACATTTAAATTTACCCCACCACTAGATCCATTATTAATTTGTATTTGTTTAATTAATATGGTTGCATCTGTAGGGCATGTAACAACACTTACTGTTCCTGTTGTTGATAAATTAACTCCTGCGTTTTGATATCTTATGGTCATTGTAAGAAAAAATTAAAAGTGTCTTGCTCTTCTTTTAAATCAAATTGAAATGAAAAATTTAATTGATTTTTTAATGTATCTAATGCCTCTAAAATTTGTCTCTGGTTAGACTCATCATATTGTGGTTTAGGTTCTGGAATATAAATATCTATTTTTGCCATTACCTTATCATCCCAAATGGAAGACCATAAATAAATTCTTGATTAATATACTGAGGTGCTCCATACAAACTTCCTAAACCCTGACCCATCATATTTTGTGGTTGTATATTAGGATCTTGTAACAATGCAGCAATTCCTGAACTATCGTCACGGCCTGTAGACATAATATTGCCATCAGGGCCTCTCATAAAACCTGCTTTTAAATTACCAGCGGCATCAATAATTCCTGCCGATCTATCTTGCATGTATTGTTTATAACCATCAGCAGATCTTTCATAAAAATCGATACCTCTTTTAGGTTTTGGATCTCTACCACGTACAATAGCTCTATTTTTCAAACCTGAAAAGTAATCTATATTTTGACCTAAAGTATAATCTCTAAAAGGTCTTGTAATATTCATAAAGGTTCCGCCAGGAAATCCTATAGGAAATGTGGCAGCACCTTGCTGTCTTAATTGATTTAAAGTTGCAGCTGGGTTTTGTCTTAAGAAAGCTTCTTGTTGTCTACGTCCACTATCAGATGGTTTTTTACTATCTGCTACATTTCCACCAGGAGTATAATTAGGTCTTCTTGAAGATGTAGTAGCCATTCCAGGTGATTTACCTGTCTGAGTTTGTTTTGCTGAATATTCTTGTCTACTCATTACCTTTGTCCATCTGGTTGTGTATCAGCTCTAAAAGTTCCATATCTCCAACTTTGATTTACTGAAGTATTTTCTACTCTTAAACTAGCAAATCTAGCTCTAGCTCTAGTATCTACTTTAGTCGTTGAACTATCTATTGTAAAGGGCCCCAGTGGAGATGAAGTTTCATTATCTACTGGAAAATCCTTTAATAATATTGATATTTTAGCATCCCCTGTTAAAACTTTAAAGTCTGGCACAAATCTTCTCATGCTTATAAAAAATTGACCATTACCTTGAATATCTAGGTCAAAATCCCCTGACTTTATAAAAGATACAATAGCTGTAGATGTACCATTAGCTGCTACCTCATTAGTGCCTTGCTCATGTGCGTAGTAAATAGAAGATCCTCTTGAATTTGTAACACCATTTATAGTTGGAAAAGTTGGCACCCCTGTTGAATTAAATTTTGTTGCATATGGATTTTCAAATAAAGATGCATCATAGTAAGTAGTTCTATCTAATGTGCCTGTTGTCCATACT